TTTTGTGCCAAATGGTGTTGAAGTTCGATTTGATATTGATGATTTCTTGCGTGGTTCAGCATTAGAGCGTGCGCAAGTTTATGAAATCCTAAACCGCATTGGCGCGATGAGCGTTGAGCAAATCCAAGAGGAGGAGGACTTAATCCGATGAAGATTAATTTCCCAATAACACTAACCGCAGCCGATAGCCGTAAGCGCACAATCTCAGGAACAATCGTAACTTGGGGCGAGCGCGGAAATACATCTGCTGGAGCAACAGTATTTGAAAAAGGGTCAATTGATTTTTCAAAGCCAGTCAAATTATTACTCGAGCACGATCGCACACGACCAATTGGTAAGTTAATGGATATTACAGCTGATGATGCTGGTATCGAAGCAACATTTAAGATTGCTGGAACAATTGCTGGCGATGATTCTTTATTAGAAGCAGCCGAAGGCCTACGCGATGGATTTAGCGTTGGAGTTATGGTTGATGACTGGAAAAACAAAGATGGCGTTATGTCAATAAGTGCAGCTAAGTTAATCGAGGTTAGTTTAGTAACCGATCCTGCAATTGATAGCGCAAGAGTTGCCGATGTCGCAGCAACAGAAACACCAACAGAGAATTCCGAAGCAACCGCTGAGGATACAACAACACAGGAGGACAAAGTGTCTGATATAACTTCAGATGCTCCTATCGCAACCGAAGCGGTAGAAGCTGCAAAGTCTGAGCCTGTGGCAGTAGTAGCAGCGCAGTCAGTTGCTTACACAAAGCCACGCTCACCAATTATCAACAAAGCAACATACCTAGAGCATTCAGTTCGCGCTGCACTAGGAAACGATGAGAGCCGTCAGTATGTAATGGCTGCTGATACAACCAGCAACAACTCTGGCTTAATTCCAACACCACAATCAGCAGAGGTTATCAATGGTATTTCAAATGCAGATCGTGGATCAATTGATGCAATTTCTCGTGGCGTATTGCCAGCATCAGGTATGACTTTTGAGATTCCAAAGATCACAACTGCTCCAACAGTTGCTGAGGAAGCAGAAGCAGCAACAATTGATACAACCGATATGGCATCATCTTTTGTAACAGTAAATGTTAAGAAATTTGCCGGCGGACAAACATTTTCAGTTGAGTTACTAGATCGTTCATCACCAGCATTCTTTGATGAGTTAGTTCGTCAAATGGAATTTGCTTATGCAAAAGAAACAGATAAGTTCGTTGCTAATGGCATCATCTCATCTGGCTTAATTGCTACAACAGCACAGGACAACACAGCAGCAGGATTACTTGCTTATGCTGCACAAGCTGCTCAATTGGTTTATTCAAACTCATTGGGATTTGCTCGTAACATCGTAGTATCTCCAGAACAATGGGGTAACATCATGGGTTACAACGATTCCGGTCGCCCAATTTACAATGCTTCAAATCCACAAAATGCAGGTGGAGCAGTAGGTCCACAATCACTTCGTGGAAATGTTGCTGGACTTGATCTTTATGTATCTCGTTCACTATCAGCATTGACATACACAACTGGCGATGGATCAATGTTTGTAATCAACCCAGAGTCATACACATGGTATGAGAGCCCACGCTTACAACTTCGCTCAGACATCACAGCAACTGGTCAAGTATCTGTTGCTTACTATGGTTATGGCGCACTTGCAACAAAGATCGCCAACGGATCAGTTCACTTCAACAAGAACTAATCTAATTAACTTAATGCCTGGGGTTGCTCCCGATCCCAGGCAGCTAATAATGGGAGTCTAAGAGAGGAATTTATGCCAACAATTATTACCGCGACCCAGTTGCGTTCTGTATTGGGTGTAAGTTCCTCTCTTTATGATGATACTTACTTAAACCAAATTATTGATACCGCAGAAACAGTTATTCTGCCAATGTTAGTTACATTTAAAAGCCCAATTGAAAAAGTGTCGCTGACTGATAATATCGCCACTTTTACTACACTAGGAATTCATGAATTTACCGAAGGACAATCAATTGTCATCACAGGATGCGGATCACCTTACAACGGAACAAGAGCTGTGCTGGCAGATAATCTTGGACAATATACCTTTTCACAATCGATCACTAATGCCGATTTACTCGAGGCTAATGTCATCCCATCCGGAGTTGCTGCCCTATCTGGCGGATCAACTTATGTTGGAAATGCAGCTGTTCAATCAGCCGTCTACACAGTTTCAGTCGAAGTTTTCCAAGCAAGACTTGCCGGTGGAGGACAAATCGAAGGAGTAGATTTTCAGCCTACACCTTTCAGAATGGGTCGTTCATTATTTAATAAATGTGTAGGTTTATTGGGTAGTTATATGGATACTGAAAGCATGGCTCAATAGTGCCTAATGAAACAATCCTTCAACAGATTCGCACACCTTTAGCAACTGCCTTATCTAGCGTTGCAGGAAATGTTTATGCTTTTGTGCCTGAAACAGTTATTCCTCCAGCAGTAGTAGTTGTTCCAGATAGCCCATATTTAGAATTTGAAACAATTAATAAAAGCAATATCAGAGCAAAAGTTAATTTTACTATTTCAGTTGCAGTTGCTTATAACAGCAATCCTGCATCGCTCGACAATATCGAGCAATTAATAATCAGCGTTCTGGCAGTTATCCCTGGTGGATATATTGTCAGCTCGGTCGAAAGACCAACAGTCACCACAGTCGGAGCATCGACTTTGCTTATCGCAGATGTTCGAGTATCTACCTACTACACACGCACAGTCTAAGGAGAAATAATCATGGCAACAGTAGTAATCACTGGTCGCGATATTTCGTTGTCTTTCACAGGTGGAACAGACATCGAAGCGCAAGCAACCAGCGCAGTATTAACAAAGGTCAATGAGCGTCAGGAATACCAGACACTTGATGGCACAGCTTATAAGACCACAAACATTTCAGGAACATTCGCATTATCAATGTTGGCTGACTGGGGCAAGGCAAACTCAGTTTGCGAGGCTCTATGGACAGCAGCAGAAACCGCTCCAGATACAGATATCAATATTACATTGACAGCTGCAACTGGCGCACAATTTGTGTTCCCAGTAAAGCCAGAGTTCCCAACAGCAGGTGGATCAGGAATTGATGCACAAACTGTTGATTTTGAATTCACAGTTTCAGGTGGAGCAGTAACAGAAACATTTAGTTAAGAAATAGAAACGGGAGCAAAAAATGAAGTTACCAATTACAATTGAATACAACTCAGGCGAGCAAGCAATTTATGTAGCCCAACCGCCTGAGTGGGCAAAGTGGGAAAAGACAACTGGTCACACCATAAGCCAAGCAAAAGAAAAACTTGGTATGTGGGATCTAATGTTTTTGGCTTATAACGCACATAAGCGAGAAGCAGCAGGAAAGCCAGTAAAAGGATTTGAAGTATGGATGGAAACAGTTGCCGATGTAATTGTCGGTGATGCAGACCCAAAAGTCATCCAGCAGGAAGCCTAAGCAGATTATTGGTTGAGTTGGCAATAGCCACACAAATACCAATGAGTGAATGGGTTGATTCAGACGACATTTTGACAGCGATAGAAGTATTGGAGCAGAGGTATGGCAAATGAAACAATCGCCTACAATAAAAAAGACCTGCGCGATATTTATAAGGCTTTCAAACTTATGGATGAACAAGCTACTGATGAAGCACGCCGTCAATCTGCTGCTTTGGCGTATTTTGCATCAGAGGAAATTAAGCAAGCAGCTAGAGGTCGAACAAAGGCTGGCGCGGTTGCGCAAAGAGTCGCGGATGGCGTTAGTATCTCTAAATCGAGCAAAATCGGTGAGTTCCGGTATGGTTTTGCCAGACAAAAGTTTTCAGGTGGTGCTACTACGCAAACCCTATGGGGTGGTGTTGAATTTGGTTCAAATAAATTCAAACAGTTCCCTACATATTCTGGGCGGTCAGGTCGTGGATCTCGCGGATGGTTCATATATCCAACCCTTCGCAGAATTCAGCCTGAATTGATTAATAAGTGGGAACAAAGTTTTGATCGCATTATTAAGGAATGGGTCTAATGGCAACCGGTAATCGCACATTAAAGTTATCAATCCTTGCCGATGTTGATGACTTAAAAAAGAAGTTAGGCGAAGCTGATAAAGCCGTTGAAACTAACTCAAGCAAAATTGGTGAGTTTGGAAAGAAGGCTGCTGCTGCTTTTGCGGTCGCTGCTGCTGCTGCCGTTGCCTATGCCGGCAAATTAGCCATAGATGGGGTCAAGGCTGCGATAGAGGATGAACAAGCACAATTAAGGTTAGCAAATGCTTTAAGACAGGCCACAGGTGCTACTGATGCCCAAATAGCGGCAACTGAGGACATGATCCTAAAGACCTCTTTAGCGACTGGTGTTGCAGATGACAAATTGCGTCCAGCCATGCAGAGGTTGGCGGTAAGCACAAAATCAACTGAGGAAGCCCAAAAGTTATTAACCCTTGCTTTAGATATTAGTGCTGCATCAGGTAAAGATTTAGAAACAGTTGCAAATGCTTTAGGTCGTGCTCAAGATGGTAATCAAGCAGCACTTGGCAGATTAGGTCTTGGATTATCTAAGGCTGAACTTGCAACATTATCTTTCACCGAAGTTCAAGCCAAATTAGCAGAATTATATGGTGGCGCAGCAGCTACTAATGCTGAAACCTTTCAAGGTAAAATTGATCGCCTAAAAGTAGGATTTGATGAAGCAAAGGAAAGTTTAGGCGTTGCTTTATTGCCAGCAGTTGAGCAATTTATTACATTCTTAAACGATACAGGCATTCCAACTCTTAATGCCTTTATTGCAGGATTAACTGGTGATGAAGGATTAAGTGCCAGCCTTACTGAAACTCAAAGAGGTGCTGAAAGTTTTGGAAAAGCAATTGGCGTAGTCAGTGGGATCATTTCAGGATTTATTACATTCTTAAGAGAAGCAATTGGCTTAGTCATATCGTTAGCAAATGAGTTAATTAGAGTGGTTAATATTATTCCTGGTGTCAATGTAGGCTCAATTCCAAACCCTGCTCCATCAGCTGCTAGATCATCATTACCATCAGTTCCAAAACCAAAATCAGGTGGCACATATACCACAGGTCAAGGCGTTACAAATATAACTGTTAATGCAATTGATGGCGAAGGT